ACATCCTGGGCCTTCAACTCCACACCCATCGACTGGATCGTGTCGTTGATTGCACGCTTCACATAGTGGCGAGGGAACAGGGGATTGAACGTGACACGGGCGTTATCGCTGTGCGTAGTCGCAGTCGTCCCATCAACGGCACGACCCCACGGCTGCAAAGACACAGCATTCGTCGTGATCGCATCAATGTAGACAAGCTCATCATCAATCTCAGCCCGACCCATACCCAGGCGGGAACCATTATCCACATTGAACGTCGTAGCCGTCCCATTCAGGGAACCATTCAACGCAGTCACAGACTCCTGCGAACGCACATAGCCACGCAGCATGCTGAGGACATCATCCGTCAACTCATCAAACGTCGTCACAGGATAAACTCCTCCGTCACCGTGTAACCCAAAGCCACCAGCTCCGTCTTCGTAGCGTCATCCAAGAAGTGATCCCTGCCACCACCCAAATAGACCTGAGCAGCAAGGGTGCGCTCCAAGTCAGGGTGCTGTACCTCAGACCACACACCGTCTTCCCTCAGCAGTGAGATGCCCTCGTACTCCTTGAAGAGCCGCCACTGGTAGGTGTTGCGGGGTGTCCTGAACAGCCAGCCCTTACGAGTCACAGTCACCGTCCCGAAGTCGTTAGACGGATCCACGGGTCCAGGGATGATGAACACGGTGGCGATAGTGTCCGCATCCCCGAACAGTTCAGTCCCAGCAATCCCATCAGGGGTCATCACTAGGTTCAGGCTCGGTTCACCCACGGCACCCGTAGAGGCGAACCCTGCGATGTTCATCGAGGTGAACGCTGTCGTCGTACCCAGAGCGGCAGAGGAACCGACACCTGAGACAGGGGCAGTCGTGTTGGCCTGGGCCGTGCCGACTGCACCAGCAGAGGCAAGCCCCGAAGGTGCCACTACCGCTGTCAGGGCAGGAGAACCCACAGCCCCAGAACCAGCAGCAATCCCATCCACAGACAAGGCAGCATTCACCTGGGCCGTGCCCACAGTGCCAGCAGGAGCAACCCCAGACACGGCAATAGTGGTGTTCGCCTGCGCTGTACCCACAGCCTCAGACGAGCCAATCCCGGTCGGGTAAACCGTCAGATCCAAACTCCAACCGAGGAGCAGGACCGGACGTTCAGTGATGTCCTGAATCTGGACAGTCACTCAGTCAGCCCCTACAGGGAGAAAATCTTGTTTGCGCCGCTATCCCACACCACGGTGATGTCGCCACCGGCAGGCTTAATCGGGATACCCGTGCCCGTGTCAATCCACGCAATCAGACGCTGCGAGGACGAGGACACATCAGCGCCACCAGTCGAAGCAGACGACTGAAACAGCAGCAGCGCATGATCGCTTGCGCTAGACGCAGGCGTCGTAAACGTCACATCAGCCGCATCGAACACGCCATTAGTCACCGTCTTGGATGCAAGCGCACCAGACGTAGCATGCAGCGTCGCACCAGCACCAGTCACCTCAGACACCGTGTTGTGTGCGGAAGAATATGTGTAACCCCGAACCAGGGCAACCTTGATAACCGCCGTGTCAAGATCAATGCTTCCATCGAGGAAGCCTTCCTTGGCCTTAGGGAAGACAGCGTTCGCCACCTGTACTCCTTAGAATTGAACTACCTGCCCCGTCTTAGGGCTGTAATGGGCACCGTTGCTGAAGGTGTTGTTTGTTGCATCAAAGGCAGCGCCTGCCTTCTCCGATATCTCAATCGCCTTACGGATATCGGGAGTCCTAGTTGTCGCAGGCTGAATCCCTGCCGACCTCGCGGTCTTGTACAGATCCAGTTCAGCCTGCTTGCCACGCTCCCTGGTCCGGTCAATGCCCAGGTGTGACTTACCCCAGCCCACTCGCAGAGAAGCCGATCTCAGGCAATCCCCATAAGAGGCATGGTCTTTTGTGATACATCCGGTCCTACAAGCCATACAGATAAATCCTTCCAACGCCTGTAGGGGCCACCCCCACTATTTGAGGTGACCCCTACAGGTTGATCAGTTAGATCAGGATGCGTTGATCGAGCTCGAAGACTCGATGCGCCAGAGCGCCGCCTCGCGGTAACGCTTCCAGCCCAGAACGCCGTACCAGCCCAGAGGGCGGTGACGCATGAGCTTGTCAGTCACAGGACCGACAATGGTGTGCGGCTCCTCCGCGACAGCCTCAGCAAGCGCCTGCTTGCCAACGATGATCGTGCGGAACACGCGAGCCGACGAAGAACCATCGGTAGCGTTGTACATGCGCGGCGTCTCAATGAAGTACGCGCCATCAATCGTACCGATGAATCCAGGCCAGAAGTTCTCCGAAGCGTCGTACTTGTGGAGATCCTGAAAACCACCACCCGTCGTCTCCGAACGGATGTCATGGCTGCAATCTGTTACCACCCACCAAAGGTGGGCGACCCAGTCATTTCTGCTGGGTTCTGCATCTTTACCATTGATGCAGATCGGACTATATCTTCACCCGGTCTGGGTGTCTCGCGTGTAGTCTCTACGGACTCTCTGCTGACGCAGGTTGCCTCGGTATTCCCCAAAGCATGTGGTGGGGTTCACCGATACAGCGAGATGTACACAGACGCATTCCTGCGTCAGGCGGCCAGTTCGACCTCAGGATGGATGTAGGCAGCGTAAAGGCTGCCCTGACGCGGAACAGCAAGACCCGCACGCAGCTTCGACACGCAGAAGCGGACATCCGTCAGAGCGATGGTGTCCGTACCCTCAACCTGATTGGTTGCGGCAGGAGTGTCAGAACCGTCACGGGCGTAGCGCACGTTCGTGCCGCCACGAAGCTCCGTCATGGCAACCGCATCAAGCGAGTCAGCCATGTTGTAAGCAATGATGTCAGCCGCAGCCGGATCAACATCAGACAGCGAGAACAGACCCAGCTTGCGGGTGAGCAGGGCAGCATTGCCGTACTCGTTAAGGGTCACCGTCACCGTGCTGGTGTTGCTCAGCGCAACAGCATCAGGATCGACGTTCTCAGTAAGGGTCGAAGTTGCGCGAGCCAGATCAGCATAAATCTGGAAGACAACGGACGAACCCGGCATGGCCTGCTGGACAGGACGCTTATCAGCGATATCACGGATGAGCGGCTGCGAACGCAGGGCCATCTCAACGTAACGATCGTAAGCGGACTGCACGAGGTTAGTCATGCCGGTCTGATCAGTGATCGTAGCCGAACCAGTGTAGGTATTAGCCATTGTTGAGATTCACCACCTTTCGCGGTTAGTAGATTGGACTTGGTCAGTACACCGGGGGACCGCCAGCGTTCTGAAACAGAATCCTGTTCAGCTCTTCTGGCGTCTTCGCAGCGGCGATCAACGCCATCAACTGCGACTCGTCACCCACAGGTGCTTGTCCCGCGTTCACAACATCGTTGAACTGCTGATAGCCCTGGGGCACCTGAATGTCAGGCTGATTACCCATCTGCTCCTCGGCCTGCGATCCACCATTCACAGCCGCAGTGGGCTGGAACACATCGCTTCGGTCATCGAGCCAAGACGTAATCTCTGCCTCGTTACTCAGACCCTCAGGGATCAAATCAGCGATCTTCGGGTTGTAGCCACGCGAGGTGAGAACTTCCTGCACGCTGCGCTTACGAGATTCAACTCGGAAACCTGTCAGTTCCTGTTCGAGTTCCTTGATGCGACGCTGCGCTGCCTTGTGTGCTTTACGCACCTGGGTCATAGCGCCGTCATCGTAATCATCGAAATCGTCAGGCAGGTCGTACTCATGCTGGGCCATATGCCCTCACCCTCTTCTCATCCGTGGAAGTCGCCACCCACACGCATCACTGGGGAAGTAGACGCATGGCTGTGGCTATCGGTCTTATGACGCACACCGGGGCCGATAGATCCGGTTGTGGGTGGAGGTGACGGGAATCGAACCCGTGTCTGGGTCTGTGTCCTTCGTGAGGCTTTACAGTCCCGCTATCCATTCACCCCCGAGGACGCCTATTGGCGTCCCGTGTGAACCCTGTACCAGCGGTAGTCATCCACGCTTAGATGTTCCTTTCAACGGCGAGAGAACCCGCAGAAGCGCCGCTCGATCCAGCAAACCTGGCACGTTCCCTCTTCGCACGCTTCTCCGACGCGAGCTGCTTCTGTCGATCACCGAAAGCAGCATCCAAAGTGTCTGTCTGGTTAAACGCCTCACGGTCAATTCCAGCCAGGGTTGTTTCCCGGTCTGCGACCCTGCGTGCCTGGTCAAAGGTGCCCTCCAACTTACTGAGCGTTGCCATCTGGAACGGGTCCTGAATCTGCCCCACAGAGGTAGCGCCAAGGCGCTCCGACAACGCCCTGTCCATGCTGAAGCCTGCACGCTCACCAGCAGCACCGATCTGCGCTGCACGGGCACCTGTACGGATCTGCTCCTGATTCCTGGCAGATGCCAGTTGCAGACCCTTCTCATCTGTTAGGCCAAGCATGTACGCCGTAAGGTCACCATCAGTGATGTCGTAATACTGCCGCAACTCGGCAGACACCAGCGGGTTCATTGCCTGCTTCGCAGCCACCACCCGCTGCTCAACCTCATTCACTGACAGCCCAGCCCCAATCAGACGGGCATAGTCCTCAGGCTTGTCGTAGTAGGTGGCAGGCAGGCCATAGTTCGACATTACATTCCGGTAGGCAGACTCAAGGCCGATGTACTCAGCCTCACTGATTGCCTGACCACGACCGATCAGTTCAGCCATGCCAGCGAAACGACGCTTGTAGATGTCCGTGTCACGGAACTTCATCAACACCGCGTCAGTACCAGCATCAGCCAGACCCTCAAGGATCCAGCCCTCAACCTGACCCATCAAGCCCGTAACGTCAGCATCATCAAATCCGAACTGCTTGAATAGGCCACGCAGGTACTCACGGGCATTGGCCCGTGTAGCCATCTGCTGAGTGTTGTCCTCCGGTGCAGGCGTAGGTCCCGGTGTAGTGACAGGATCTTTCCCCGTGCCGCCAACACCCTCACCGGGAGGACGGATGCCCATATCGGGACGACGACCGGGGAGCGGCTGCTCAACCCATTGGTCACCGCTCCACACCCACTCGTAGCCCTCCATAGGGGCACGAGGGGGCTGACCCACAGGACCCCCAGGAGGGCCACCGGGATACTCAGGCCCACGCGACGGTGGGGGAGTGACAGGCTTCGGTGCAGGCGGCTTCGGATTCTTCTTCTTTGCCATCCCTACCCCACGAATCCCATCATGCGAGCCAAATCAGACCCGATACTCGAATAGGTATTGAGAGCGTTATTCGTGTACTGCCAACGCTCATCCTTCTTAATCTGCTGATTGAACTCCCACAACGGCATCAGCCTCGGCTGATTCTTCTCATCAAGGCTTGTGAACGCACGCTTCAACAGCGGGTCATTCAAATCCACACTGCTCGGATCCCGAAGTTCCAGCATCTGAGCGAGCTCACCGATGTAGCCCGAAGCCAAATCACGAACAGAACGGTCCTTCGACAACCTGCCAGCGAACACCGGATACTTAGACTCAGCCTCAGCGATTAGCTCATTCCAGGCATCGTCTTCGTCATAGTTTGAGTCAGGGTTCAGGATCTGCTGCGCGGTGCGTGACGCCCAATCGGCGTCACGGGTCAACCCGTACTCCCTCACAGCATCAGACAGCGTGCGCTCCACATCAAGAAGGGCACCACCGGGCGTCAACTCCGTGCCACCCGTCAACTGCTGACCGAACTGCCCAGCAAGCCACACCTTCAAGCCGCGCTCGTCCGTGTTCCAGCCCTGGTA